CCAGCCGAAGCGAGAGCACGACCAATCGCAGACGTTTCACAATTTTCGAGAGCTGAAGTAGCGTTGACTCCACGCCCCTGTACCGTTTCTTCCGCGAGCCCAGAACTCCAAGGGTGTTGATCAGCCTCAGTTCTGTATATGTAAGCCTGTACGATAAAACGTGTAGCACTTGCTTCAACCAACCGTGTGTCAATACGTCCATCTGGGTGATCCTTCCAAAACTTAACTAGGCGTTCTTCAACTGTTTCGTAATCGTCAAGATTAAACATAAAGTTCATTCTCCTCAGTATGTAATTGACCTGCTATAGCAACGTACGCAGTGAGGTCGATGTAAGTGTCTGACTTTGCAGTCTCCATGCTTCTTGCGATTTTGACCAATGCCATACACATCGCCACTTGATAATCTGTAACTGGCATTTCGAGGTATGCGCTCCAGAGTGAGGCTGTGCGCTGCATATTGTCGCTAGGGTGACCGTAATCAAGTCCTCGGTCTTGGATAGTAGCTCTCGCTTCGTTGAGGTAGTCTCTAGCATTCATCGACCCACCTGCTCGAGCTGACGCTGTGTCTTTCTGTAGGCAATACGCCCAGCAATCTTGCCGTGTTCGTGTCCCTTGGAGTAGCCAATGAGGAAGCCAGTAAATGCACCGACTAGTCCCATCAGTACAAGTGCTTGATCCATATTCATTATGCACCAACCTTAGCTGGAGCAAACTCTTGAAACCAAAGATATAGATTATTATCTTTGCCTAGTTCCCAAGTCCATATGCCACCTTGAGCAGTTTCATTAAGCTCTTTGGCTGTGTAAAAAGCAGACTTGCGTGTGAACTTGTTGCCCTTAGCGTCTGTGTAAATGTTGTTCATTTTGAGCCCTTCCGTAGTCCGTATCTCGGCTACAAGAAGAACTTTACGGCAAGTGGATCAGACAACAACCCATTTTTGGTAACGAAATGATAACAATGTTATCCACATCCTCGTCTCCGAAATCTGGCCTAGCGAACCCTTCCATAGACCTTGCCTTGGACTATGAACGTGCCGTTCTTCTCGATGTGAATTATGTCCACCTGTACGTTGCTTCCCTTGACATACATGATGGCAAAGGCTTGCTGCCAATTAGCCGTTCCCTTGACGTATCCAGCCTGTCTAAAGTCCATGAGATTACCTACCTCAACACCGTGTAGAACACGCCCTATACGGCCTCCAGAGGCTTCTGTGAAGGCGCTACGCCCTGCTCTGTGAGTATGTCCTGAGATGACGTTCTTGCCATGCCTACGGGCTGCTTCAAGGGCTGAGAGGCCGCCTAGTTGCTTGATAGGCGTATGGTCGCCATGGACTGCAATCCAATTAGGAGCAATAGCCATAGGAATCTTGTGAAAGGTTATGCCTAGTTCGTCAAACTTCATAAACTTTTCAAAGCGCAGCTCCGGAAGGCTCAAGAAGCTGGGAATTTTCTTCATGATTATGTTGTAGAGACGGTCTGTGTGGTTAGATCGTATGCAGTCTGTGACGCCTAGTTCCCAAAGAAGCTGCACACATTGGTCTCGGTCATCGCCGAGGGTCTGCTCGTAGGCTTGAGGCGTACCTTCCGACCACTTGCTTATAGTCTGGAAGTCAATCTCGTCACCTATAGTAACTGTCTGGTCTGGCTTAAAGGTCTTGAGGAATCGAGCAATGTTCTGAGTTACATGTACGTCCTCGAATGGAACTTGCAAGTCGCTCAGGATTACGATCTTCTTCATTAGTCCTCGTCATCGTCCTCGTAGGGATTACCCGATATTTTCTCGATGGGCTTGACTGGCAGAATCCAGTCAGGATAGGACTCACGATCTAAGAGAAGCCAGAAAGCCATATCAGTAGAGAAGCCAGCCTTGCGCAAACTGGTGTAATAAACGTGCAGAGCAATGCAATACTGGTCTAGAGCTGAATAAGCATCTAGGTCAATGACCTTCTTAGTTCTTGCCATGAGATAAGTGTTACTTACCTAACATCTCAATAATGGTATCGACACGCGTTTCAAGGCGATTGACTTGATCCTTAATGCTTGAGCCACCATTAGGCTTAAGTTCAGTTAGGTAGTGCTTAATCATGAATTGCGTGTATGAAGCCACACCACCAAGAACAGTGACAACACCCACAGCCCAAGCAGCATAATCTACCGCGCTCATTTTTTAGGAGTGGCGTATCCAAAGACACCTGCGACAAGTGAGCCAAGGATTGCACGATAGTCCAGAGCAAAGTTAGAGGTAGTACCCCATACTGCTAGGAACGCTCCTATTGACATTACATAAGGGTTCTTCATATTCATGCTGTTCCACCTATCATGGGTACATTAAAGAACGAGCCATCTGCATCGCCCTTCTTGGTAAAGCTAATATGGCAATGATGATTGTGCTTATTAACCCCATTGTAAGGACGCCAAGACCAAGCCTTCTTAGACGATGCGATTCTGCCATCGAAGATAATGTAACTAATTCTGTTATCGCCACGTTTTGCACAGAGTCGTAGTTGATCCGCAAGGTCAGGCATGAGGTCTGGCTTTGCTTTGCCAGATAAATCCCTGTCAATATCAATGGCTCGGACGATACCTTGTTCATCAGGATTGTGGTCAGAAGGACGAGATGCATGACGTAGGTCGCCGACCCACCCGTCCGAGGATCTATCCCTATCTGCGCCGTAAGTGTCATCGACTTGCAACCTTAATTGCTGTCCTGCTTTACAGAGTATGGGCTTCATTAGAACAGTCCCATCGCTTCTGTGAGTTAAGAGTTAATTCGTGATGACCGCACTCAGGCATAGGAGCAATGAAAGCATCGTCAATTGAATCATAGGTATAACCAATACCTGCAAAGTTATAGCGGATATTGCCGTTGTAAGAAGTCTTTACCCACTTGCCTCCAAGGTTATCGATAAGCCATTGATAGCCTTCATCACCTGCTGGGTCGTTGTTGTCTCCGACTGTTACTCGAATAACTTTGTTGTTATCATCTAATTCAGCCCAATGACTCATACTGCGTACCTCACAATTACAATACCTGAACCACCTGCGCCACCTGTTTGTGAAACTGGTCCGCCGCCACCACCGCCACCTGTATTGGCTGTACCTGCTGCTCCATTATTGCTTGAAGCTCCAGACGCGCCTCCGCCGCCATATCCTCCGCGTTGTGAGCCAGCAGAAAAATATTCTCCACCAGTTCCACCACCTGCGTAATAAACTGTTCCAGATACATTTTCACCTGTAGTTGTTGCTAATCCCCAAGATGAATAAGCAGTTGATCCGTTGCCGCCAATACCACCAAGAGATGCAGTTGCATTAGAACCTACTGCTCCTGCTCCTCCGCCACCACCCGCAGGGTAAGGAGAAGCAACATTAGAACCGTTACTTCCACCAGCGTTACCTTGACCAGAAGGAGAAGCTGCGCCACCTGAAACAAGTGCTCCACCAGTTCCATCTGTTCCCGCAGCACCACCACCTGATCCACCTGCGCGTCCGTTATTTGGGCCCGCTGATCCTCCGCCAGCTCCTCCGCCACCAGTTGTGCTAGTTAATCCTGTAAATGTTGTTGCTGTTCCATCATTACCAGTTGTGCTGATTGTTGGCTGTGCGCCGCCTGCGCCAATAACAATTGAATAATTACCTGTTGTTAATGCTTGAGATGAAGAATAAAGAAGTCCACCTGCACCACCGCCACCGCCAGAATATGCGCCGCCAGTTCCAGAACCACCACCTGCAATACGAAGAACATCGCAAGTCAAAGTAGAACCAGTTATGCCAAGTGTTCCATTACCCGTAAATACTCGATAATTAAACCCACCTGAAGTATAAAGAGTTCCACCAGTAACTACAGGAGATGGTGGTGCTGGTGTGCCTTGTAAGCCTGCAATTACATTAAGCAATCGCGCCCACCACATACCAAGTGTCGGTTGCTGTCTTGATGCAGACTGCCGTCTTATATTGAGCCAAAGTTGGAGAAGCTGCGACTGTACCTGCTGAGAGGACTGTTGTAGTGCCAGAGGTAACGGCTGAGATTGTGACTGCTCCTGCGCCCTTGTTAAGAACTGTGATTGCTGTGCCTACTGGGAACGCTACTGAGGCGTTAGTAGGAATCTTAAAGGCTACTGCTGTTGCTTTGTTCATAGGCACTAGGACTTGGTACTGATCGTCTAGGACTGCTGTGTAGTCAGCCGTAGCGTCTGCATCGACTGTGAAGGCGGTCAGCGAGTTATACACCGCTGCTGTTAATACATCGCCTGTTGCGACTGGAAAGGTTGCCATGTTGCTCCTAGTAACTCAAAGTTGATTGTCCGATTATACCGTAGGTACTGCTGCCTATAATGAATCCGTCCACTATAGGTTCAAGCGTGGTGATTGTGACGCTCATCTTGTTAGGTGTTATATCCCAAGCAAAGCCCTGAGCTTGAAGTGTCTTGCTGATTGTGCTGCCTTGCTCGGTCACGTTTGTGATTGCCAAGTTGTTAAAGTAATCCAAGCCAATCATAGTGTTGGTTGGGACTGCTGGGTCTAAGAGATCAACGGTCATCTCGTCAATGCGGATTGTGGTCTCTTTGCGAGTATTGACATAGTTAGCTGCTGCCCCTGCTACCTGAGTATCTGTCTCAGCTACAAGGTTCTCCTGTGTCAAAGAGTGTGGGAAGTATTTGTCAATAGATGCTTGAGAGATGACGTTCTGAGCTGTGCCACCTACGCGGTTAAATTTCACATCGTTAATAATGAGCTTGTCATCGAACGCATACTTAAGGTTCTTGTATGGGATACCAGAAGTCTGGTTAAAGGCTGTGGCTGTATTGCCTAGACTGCCAGTAACTTGGCTACGAGACTTGAAAATAGCTGTACCGTCTGGGCTCATGTAGAACGCGCCAAGACCTTCTGAGAACTCTACGTTCTTTACTGCCTCAAGGGTTGTGCGGATAGTAGCTGGGTCTGCTAGGCAGGTTGCATCTCCTGTAGCGATAGATCGCATAGAGACTGGCCATTGCACGTCATCGAGAATCTTGCCTATGCGTGTGCCAGTTGTTTGCCCTGCTGGTGTTGTAGGGACTGTGCCTACGTTAGCCATCTGAAGAAGGCGGAAGCCGTCTGTGCAGAGAATATCGACATAGGCAGTTTCTTGCCCTTGAGGGAAGGTGTACTTGTAGTCATTGACATAGCCTGAGAATAAAAAGTGCTGCGCTGTTGTAGTTGTAGCTGCGACACGCAACTTACGCAATGGCACAAGGTAAGGGTAGTAAGGCGATGACGTGTTCTGTGGGTTGAACGCACCTGTAGGGTCTAGGACTCTCACAATGGCTGTGCCAGCCTCGTAGGTGTCCTTCATGATATTGCGACCACGGCGGATTGAAATTGAATAGACGTTAGGAGTTAAATCAACTGTAGGGATAACTACGTCAGATGCACCGAAGGTATTGACGCCGATAACGCCGTTGTCTGGTGATCCTATGACGAACCCTGCCCCGAATGTTGCACCAGAGCTAAAGTCGAAAGTAACAGCTATCTGTGCAGGTAAGGCCATTACTCAAAGCCACCAGTTCTACGGTTCACATAAGTCTGGTTGCCTGTTGAAAGGCTCTGCTGCATAAGGTTCTTTGCAATTGTGTTGGTTAAATCTCCATCGCCTGTAATCTTTAACTCAATTACTTGTGTAGCCATTGCTGCTGCAACTACTGGGCTAAAGCCTCCTGATGATCCTGCGCCTTGTGAGACTAGCTGAGAGAATGACCCTGAAGCAGCCATTTCTGACGGCGTAGGCATTGGCGCTGCTGAGGCGTTACTACTTGGCACGCTAGGCGCAGTAGAGCCTGTAAGGACTGCCGCTGCCTTGTTAGCGATATAGGAAAGGTAAGCATCTAGGTACTCAAAAGGATTCTTAGCGTTAGGCAAGGCTGAAAGAAACTTAGACAAGTTGCCTGTGGAATCCTGTGCTTTAAGAATCTCGTTAGTCAGTCTTGCCGCTAAATCAGTATTGCCGTTAAGCAAAGCTAATTGAGCCTGTAAGCGAATCTTCTCTTCTTCTGAGATTTTACCCTTTAAGGCAGCAACAATCTGAATCTGATCTAAGTCAAAGACTGTGCCAGCCTTCTTGAGTGCAGCTTGCTTCTTTAATTCTGCTGTGTTGTTCTTAGTAGCCTTTGCAAGAACTGTTGAAGATTTAATCTGTGTCTGTGCAAGTTTGTTTAATGGCTGGGCAATAGCAGAAGGATTTAACTTCTGGACTATCTTGCCGTTAGGCCCAAGTAAGCCACCAAAGGTAGTGATGAAATCCAAGCCCTTATAGAGCTTAGTAAGTGCGCCTACTGCAAAGCCTACTGCTGTAGTAATGCCATTGATTGCCTTCGCTACGTTGTCAATTGCTCTGACTGCGTCCTGAACTTCTGATCCACCGCCTGCCATTGCTAGGGCATTAACTAGACCGCCACCAATAGTCTCCTTGGCATTATTGGCTGCAACTGTGAGGACATCGAGCTTGTAAGCATAAGAGTCTAGGTAGGCTTGATTAGCGCCAGCGAACTGAGCATTGAGGATAGTAAGAACCTCAGCGAAGGACTTAGACTTTAACTCTGTCTGGCTAAGTCCTGTGTTGTACTTCTTAAGTCCACGAGTGATTCCAACGTAACCGTTAGCCAAGTCCTGAACTACGGTAGCGAGATCAACGCCTGAACCGCGTGAGATTGAAAGAGCATCGTTGAGTAGCTTGTAACTTGTGCCTAAATCTTTTGTGGTTGTGAGCAGGGCTTGGAAGGCTGGACGAAGCACGTCATCAGCCACTCCAGCAGTAATCTCAAGCTCTTTGATGAACTTAGTAATCTGTGGATTAGCGTAAGCAAGTCCAAGGTTATCTACTGCATTGGCAAGGCGGATAGCCGCTGCTTCATCAGCTGCGAAAGCCTTAACTGCATCCTTGCTATATCGGATTAAGGCGGCAGAACCAAGGGCTAGACCTAAGCCTTTACCTAACTTTACAACGTCCTTCTGTAATTTCTGGACTGCGGTATCGGCCTGCTTAAATGCTTTCTTGCCTGTAAACTCCGCAGCAACGTCAATTCTTAAATCTGCCATTAGACCTTGTCCTTCATTGAGTCGAAGTTAGCTGCTGCCTTTTCAATAGCCTTTACTACGCCATCTTGAGCCTTGCCACGATCATCTTCAAAGGCTCTAAAGATTGCGCGACCAGTCATCTTCTGACCTTTGCCTACCAACTGACCGCCAAGGTTAGGAGTAAAGTTTCCAACGACTCCTGACTTGCGTCCTGCTGTTTCGTAGATAGCGCCAGCAGCGCCTTTGTTAAAGATAGAAGCAAGTGCCTGAAATCCTCGACGGTTCGGCTTGCTAGGTGTTGACTTAAAAGTGATGCCCTTACGAGCCTCTTGGTAGTCATAGGAGCGATTAGCCCAACGCCCACTGGCATTAGGTCGCTTCAACCAACCGCTAGGAGCTGCAGCGTTGGAAGGCAAGAAGCCTCGTGCATTAGCAACTACTGGCTTAAGAAAAGAGGCAATCTCTTTGTTAGTCTCTTTTGCAAGAGTTGGCTCTACTTTAGCAAGAGCCTTACGAAGTGCGTTTGCGCCTTGCAGTTTTACTGGCATCGCTACGCTCCTTCGCTAAGTCTTTCAACACATCTACATGTGCCTTGAACGCCATCGGCGGTAGTTCGACAATGGTTTGGAAGGGAACTCCATACTCGTAACTCAATCGAGCTGCGAGATAGGTGAGGGAGTTCCGATCTACCCTAAAGGGTCAGACTCTAAGACCTCAACTGACTTGAGGGTCTCAAGGAATGTTTCCCCGAAAGGTTTGACTGTTTCACCCGAACGTCTAATTGCTTCCCAGCACAGCCAGTAAACGTCTGACTGCTTCTGATCTTCAATCAAGGCTTTGTGAAAGCCCTTCTTGGCGTATTGCTCGAAGGCATACTCAATCAGTGGAGTAATCTCGTACTCTGTTACTGAGTTGTCTGCCCTTGTTACCTTGAGTTTTGCCATTTTAGCCCCTTAGTTAATTGTTTAGAAGCTACCTGTTGTAGCTACTGCGATTGTACCTGATACATTGAATGTAAGGCTCTGAGTTGAGAGATCGCCAACTGCGCCGTTGATATCGGTTGTGTTGTTAATCAAGCAAGTCATTGTGTAAAGAGGGTTAGTTGCAGAGACTGCTGTTCCCTTTGTTTGAAGAAGAACGATTGTGACGTTAGTTCCCCAAGCAGCCTGAAGGGTTGCTAGTACGTTTGCAGAAGCTGTGTCATTAAGGAAGTCAAGTGTGACTGATGAAGCCTCAAGACCCTTGACATACTTATGTCCTGAATCGCCCATTGCTGTCACTTCGAGCTCGTCGAATGAACGGTTGAGCGTTACTGATGTTACGTGATCGCTAAGGTCAACTGAGTTAACCTTGACGCCTACGTTGTTGCTTAGAAATACTGCCATTTAGGTTATTCCTCGTCTTTCTTAGATGTGGGTTGTGTTGCTGGCTTTGTTGCTGGAAGCTGTCCGATCTTGATTAGAAAGTCAGCTTGCTCCTTTGTCCAATCGTCCATCGATTAGCTCCATTCCGTTAGGGTACTGATTGCAATGTCGCAAGTCAGTAAATCTCCGGAAGCGATTGACAGAACGCTTGGTGCGCTTACGCTTCCCACGTTAAATACAATGCTGGAGGCTTCTAAGAGCGCAAAGACTCGAATTATGTCGGCTTCTATGCCAGCAAGGTTGCCCTCATTGTCAAGCAATGGGCCAAGGATAGAAATCTTAAAGTTAGCCATCGGAGCAATTGCTGTGTAGTCATTATTACTCGGCACAATATAAGGATCAGCAGGA